AATCTGAAATGATAAGAGAAAGATTTGATTTATTATCATCCGTACAAGAACATGTAGGTAAATACTTATCTCATGAATGGGTAATGAAAAATGTTTTACAAATGGACGATGATGATATTAAAAAAATGGAAGATCAAATCGAAAAAGAGAAAAATGATGGAAAAATCCCTAGCGGAGACGACGAAGGGGACGATGATTTTTCATTTTAGTGCATTTAAACACTAAAAAATTATAAATAACAATGGAGAATAAATTATGACAGTAGAAAATTTAGTTAACCATTTAAAAGATGGTGATAACGTTAAAGCTAATAAAGAATTTGATAGTATCTTAGGTCAGAAAATAACTGATGCACTTGATGCTAAAAAAATCGAATTAGCATCTACTTTGATTCAGAGAAACAAAGAAGAACAGGAATAAAATGAAACTTATTACTGAACATATAGACCAAGAGTTAGATATTATATGTGAGGCCAAGAAAAGCGGTGAAAAAGATTATTTCATTGAAGGCGTCTTTATGCAATCTAACCAAAAAAATCGAAACGGTCGTATTTATGAAAAGAAAACACTTGAAAAAGCTGTAGAAAAATACGTTACCGAACAAGTTAAAACGGGTAGAGCTGTTGGGGAATTAAACCATCCAGAGGGTCCAACAGTTAACCTTGATAAGGTTTCACACAAAATCAATAATCTGCATTGGCAGGGTAATGATGTTGTAGGAAAAGCATCAATACTTAAAACCCCAATGGGTAAAATCGTCGAAGGTTTGCTCGAAGGTGGTGTTAAGCTTGGTGTGTCAAGTCGTGGTATGGGAAGTCTTGTAGCAAAGAATGGTGTCCAATACGTGGGGGATGACTTTATGTTAGCCACTATAGATATAGTTCAAGACCCATCTGCTCCATCTGCATTTGTAAATGGAGTTATGGAAGGTGTTGAATGGGTATGGGAAAATGGACTCATTAAGCCACAAGATATTGAATTAATTGAGACTGAAATAAAAAGTACTTCGAGCAGAAACCTCCCAGAGGTTGAAATTCGTGCTTTTAAAAATTTCCTCTCTAAACTAAACTCTCAAAGATAGGAGAATAAATTATGTCAGAAGACGCTATTAAAAATGAACTAGCAGAAGACATAGCTACAGAAGAGGTAGTACTTTCAGAAGAGGAGAGTTCAGAGGAAGAGATCGTTTTAGACGAGGGAACTGAAGAACTTGAAGAAGGTAAACACGGTGATGAAGAAGAGGAAGAAGAAGAGGAGAAGAAAGAATCTGTAAAAGAGGAAACTCCTTCTGTTAATATTCCAAAAACTAAAGCCGGTGTTATTCAAGCTGCTGTAGATATGCTTAAGAAAGCTAGGAAAGAAGACGCGCAAAAACTATATGCTAAAATGGCTAAAGTTGATGAAACTTCTGAAGAAGAATCAATCGCATCAGTTGATGCTGCTTTAAAGAAAGTCAAAAAGGCCGCAGCGCCTAAGGCTAAAGCTAAAGTAGAATCAGTTGATTTTGATGAAGATTTAGATGTATTGGTTAAAGAGGAAGCAACTCTTTCTGATGAATTCAGAGGAAAGGCAGGAGCTATATTCGAAGCCGTATTAACATCTAAGTTAACACAAGAAGTTGAAAGACTAGAAAGTGAATATGCGCAAAACCTTGAAGAAGAGGTATCTGACTTACAATCTTCACTCGTAGAAAAGGTAGATTCATACCTTAACTATGTAGTTGAAAATTGGATGAAAGAAAATGAAGTTGCAATACATAACGGTTTAAGAACTGAAATTGCTGAAGACTTCATGGCTTCACTACAAGGTGTGTTCAAAGAGCACTACATCGAAGTACCTGAAGGTAAGGTTAACTTAGTTGATGAACTCAACGAACAAGTTACTGAGCTTGAAGAAACTTTAAATAAAACCACAACTGATAATATCGAACTACACAATAAAGTTCACGTTTTAGAAAGAGCTGAAGTAGTTAGAGAAAAATCAGAAGGGCTTGCTGAAACAGAAGCTGAAAAATTAGCATCTTTAGTAGAAGATATTGAATTCGATAACAAAGAAAACTTTGAAACAAAAGTACAAGTTGTTAAAGAATCATACTTCAAACAAGAAGTTACTGAATCAGTAGATGAAGTGGATAGTCTATTAGGTGAAGACAATCAAGAAGTTGACATGTCTGATTCTATGGCTAGATACACACAAGCTATAACAAAATTTACTAAATAAATTATAAGGGGAAACAGAAATGTTTAATGCAGACGCAAAACTTATGGAAAAATGGGGACCAGTCCTAGAGCACGACAGTGCACCAGCGATTGATAACCAATATAGAAAAGCTGTTACAGCTAGACTATTAGAAAACCAGGAAGTTGCTCTAAAAGAAGAAAGACATCAAGTTCAAGGTAATATGATTTCAGAAACTGCAGCTAACGCTACAGGTTCAAACATCGATAACTTTGACCCAGTTCTTATTTCTTTAGTTAGAAGAGCAATGCCTAACTTAATTGCTTATGATATCGCTGGCGTTCAGCCAATGAGTGGTCCAACAGGACTTATCTTTGCAATGAAATCAAAATACAGCACTCAAGGTGGTACTGAAGCTTTATTTAATGAAGCTGATACTGACTTCTCAGGTGCTGGTACTCACGAAGCTGATCCTACAGGATTAGTAGGTGTAACAGATTCCGACAGTAATGATGGAATTTTTGACGAAACAGATACAGTATCAGGATTCGGTACTGGTATGGCAACAGCTACTGCTGAAGCACTAGGTAATACTGGTGACGCATTTGCTGAAATGGCATTCTCAATCGAGAAATCAACTGTTACAGCTAAGTCAAGAGCTTTAAAAGCTGAGTACACAATGGAACTTGCACAAGATCTTAAAGCTATCCATGGATTGGATGCTGAAGGCGAACTTGCTAACATTCTTTCTGCTGAAATTCTTGCAGAAATCAATAGAGAGCTTGTTAGAACAATCTTAACTAAAGCTAAAATCGGTGCTAGACAATCAAATGTTACTGTAAAAGGTGCTTTTGATGTTGAAACTGATTCAGACGGCAGATGGATGGTTGAGAAGTTCAAAGGTCTTATCATGCAAATCGAAAGAGAAGCTAATGTTATTGCTAAAGAAACAAGAAGAGGTAAAGGTAACTTTATCATCTGTTCTTCAGACGTAGCATCTGCTCTTGCTGCAGCTGGTCTATTAGACTATACTCCTGCTTTAAGTGCTAACTTAAATGTTGATGACACAGGTAATACATTTGCTGGTGTTCTTAACGGCAGAGTAAAAGTTTATATTGATCCTTATGCAACAGGCGATTTCGTATGTGTAGGTTACAGAGGTACTAACCCATACGATGCTGGTATGTTCTATTGCCCATACGTGCCTTTAACAATGGTTAAAGCAGTGGGTGAGCAAGATTTCCAACCAAGAATCGGATTCAAAACAAGATACGGTATGATTGCTAACCCATTCGTAGCCGTTGATGGTACTACTGGTGCTAACAGAGCTAACCAATATTACAGAATCTTCAGAGTTGATGGAATCATGGAATAAGGATAGTTTATAACTATTTTTTAAGGGGGTTCTTCGGAACCCTCTTTTTTTATGTATAAATAATAGTATGAGTACATTAACAACAAATAAAAACTTTTTGAGTCCAGTTGGATTCCAATTTAAAATCAATAGTGGTAGGTATGCCAATATTGAGTATTTTTGTATAGCCGCTTCATTACCTTCTGTAAATTTACCATCTGTACCTGTACCATTTAAAGGTGTTAATTTATCAGCAACAGGTGATAAGCTACAGTTTGAAGATTTAACACTTCGTATAAATGTTACTGAAAATATGGAAAACTATATTGAAACATTTAATTGGATAAACACAATATTACAAAATGGAACTGCTGAAGACCATAAAGAAGATGGTACGTTAATGATATTGAGTTCACACAATAATGTAAATAAACAAATAGAATTTAAGGGATTATTTCCAACAGGTATAACTGGTGTAGAGTTTAATACACAAACTACAGATGTTGATTTTGTTCAAGTAGATATCACATTCTCTTATACCTACTTTGAAATTAAATAAAACTATTTACATTTTTACTAAACTATGGTATAATATTATAATATGAATAATTTGCAACAAATCTTAGAAATGTGGAAAGAAGATTCACAGATAGATGAAATGAATCTTGATGAATCTTCTAGACAATCCGCTAAATTACATTCCAAATATTTAGAAATCTATTCAGTTCATAAAATGAAACTGAAAAAAGCTGAAGCTGAATTTAAAGTGCTAATTAAAGACAAATGGCTACATTATAACGGCAAGTTAACACAAGAAGAAATTGATGAAAAAGGATGGGATTATGATCCTTTAAATGGTCTTACTGTATTAAAAGGTGATATGAATTATTATTATGATTCAGATCCTGTCATACAAGAAAAACAAGGGCAGATTGATTACTTAAAAGAAATTTGTGATACACTTAAAGAGATAATGGAAAACATTAAATGGCGACATCAGAATATTAAAAACATGATTGAATGGAGAAAATTCACTAGCGGAATCTAATCATGGAATCCATTACTATTAAAAAGAAGAATGAAGTCTTCATGCATGTTCAATGCGAACCTTCAATAGAAAAAGAATTATCAGAACACTTTTGTTTCTTTGTACCTGGTTATAAGTTTATGCCTGCATATCGTAATCGTATGTGGGATGGTAAAATACGTCTATATGATATGAGAAAGAAAACTCTATACTGTGGGTTACATAAATACTTACAGGAGTTTTGCACAATAAGAAATTATACCTTAAATGAGGAAGAGAGTGAAAAATATAGTACGGTAAATCAATTAGTTACACATGACATAAATTCCTTTTTATCACAAATAGTCCTTTCTGTGAAAGGTAGTGATATAACCCCTAGGGATTACCAATTAGATGCACTCTCGCAGTGTTTATCGCATAATAAATCTTTATTATTATCACCAACAGCTTCTGGTAAGAGTTTAATCATATATTTAGCAGTTAGATATTTTTTAGAACACTATAACCAAAATATATTAATTATTGTACCTACTACATCTTTAGTAGAGCAGATGTATTCTGATTTTGCTGATTATTCAGAAAAGGATAGCTGGGATGTAGCGGAAAACTGTCATAGGATATATTCAGGTAAAGAAAAGTTTGGATTAAAACAAAGAGTATTAATAAGTACATGGCAATCAATATATAAATTACCAGGTCATTGGTTTTTAGATTTTGGTATGGTACTTGGAGATGAAGCCCATAATTTTAAAGCTAAATCTTTGACATCTATAATGGAAAAGTGTACAGAAGCTCAATATAGAATAGGTACAACAGGAACACTTGATGGTTCTCAAACTCATCAGTTAGTATTAGAAGGATTATTTGGTCCAGTGTATCAGGTAACTACAACTAAAGAACTTATTGATAATAATGATTTATCACAATTAAATATTAAAATATGTTTATTAAAATATAGTGATGAGATATGTAAAATAGTATCAGGATTAAAATACCAAGATGAACTTGACTTTATAGTTAAGTACGACGAAAGAAATGAATTTATATGTAATTTAACTAATGAAACATGTAAGAATGGTAATACATTAATATTATTTCAGTATGTAGAAAAACATGGTAAACCATTGCACTCTCTATTACAAAAAAGAATAAATAGTAATAGAAAATTATTTTACGTATCAGGAGAAACAGATGTCGACACGAGAGAACAAATCCGTGAGATTACCGAGACCCAGAAAGATGCCGTTATTGTTGCTTCCATGGGTACTTTTTCTACAGGTATTAATATTAAGCGTTTACACAATATTATATTTGCTTCACCAAGTAAGTCTCAAATTAGGGTTCTCCAAAGCATCGGAAGAGGATTAAGAAAGAGTGGTGATGGTATAAATACTACTGTATACGATATTGCAGATGATTTACACTGGAAATCGAAAAAGAATTATACATTACAACACGCAGCAGAAAGAATTAAAATATACAGTAAAGAAAAGTTTAATTACAAATTATTTGATTATAAGTTATAAATAATAATATATGGAAAGTATTCAATCTTTAAATATCAGACATTTTAAACTCGTTAACGGAGATGAGATTGTCGCACTAGTATCAGTGAAAAACGACAACAATTGGATTCTGGAAAGACCATTAGTAGTATCATCTAATATACTTGGGTCATACCAGTTCTCTCCTTGGTTTCCATTCTCAGATGCTAAAGTGTTTAAAATATTAAAAGGTCATGTTATTCAGCATGTTCCTATTTCAGATAAAGCTAAGGAAAGTTATGTTAAGTTGGCTCTGTCAGCTCAACAATCAGTTCCTGAGAAACAGCGTTCTGAACAGGAAATACTTGAAGAATATGAACAACAGTTGATTGAAAAGTATTCGGACGACGGCGTGGACATTGAACCTGATGTTCCTGAGACTATACATTAAATTGTATATACTCCCCTCCTCCGGATATCTATATTATTATACCACACTTTTTCACATGTGTAAATAGCTAAAGTGAAAATAAACTAAAGAATTTACTATTTACATTTACGCAAAACTATGGTATAATATAATCTATTATGGAGGAATTATAATGGCTAAGAACAAAGCACATTATGTAAACAATAAAGAGTTTTCTCAAGCAGTGTATGATTATGCATTGTTAGTTCAAGAAGCTCGTTCTAATGACGACGATATACCAAAGGTAACTGATTATATCGCAAGATGTTTTATTAAAATTGCAGAAGGCCTGTCCCACAGACCGAACTTCGTGAGGTATACTTATCGTGAAGAAATGGTCATGGATGCAGTAGAAAACTGCTTAAGAGCTATCGGTAATTATAAAATCGAAACAGCTACAAGAACAGGTAAACCTAACGCATTCTCATATTTTACTCAAATTTGTTATTTTGCTTTTATTAGAAGAATCACTAAAGAGAAAAGACAACAAGATATCAAGTTTAAGTTTATAGAAAAGATGGGTATCGAAGACTTTACACAAATGGGTATGGACGATGCTGGAGCTCAAGAAACTATGGCTTATGTAGATACTTTAAGACAGAGAATTGGTCAAGTAAGAACCAAAGACGAAGCTATTAAGGTATTTGCTAAAGAAGAAAAGAAAAAAGAAAAACTAGAACTATTTATGTAA